ACTTTCGACCCGCTCGATAAACTATTCACTCCCACACCGCCAGAACCGTCCAGAGAACATCCGCGCGCGGGTTCGACGCTGGATGACACGGAAAGACTCAGCAAACTGGAATCGGCTTTACAAAAGCGCAGAATCGCGAGACTCTTCGAGGAAGAAATGCGCGCCAAGCGTGGCGCAGCGCAATCGTAATCAAAACGAAAGGACAACCATGGCCAGAGGCAGAACTTCGGAACCTGACGAAACCACTGAAACTACCGAGTCCACCCCGAGTCTCAAGAAAGAACTTACCGCGATGGCCAGCGAAATCCGCACGATCGCCGCGGCCGTGCCCACTCCGAACGTGACCGACTCGCATGTGCACGGCGGCAACCTGAACAAGATTGCCGACCGCCTGCTGGCGCTCGCCGCAGACCTCTGATGGACGGCAATAACGATAACGCTGCCGAATTGATGAAGGGCGACCACATCCTGTTGCTGTTCGACAAGGATACCTTCGGCGTGCAGATTCACGGCAACGTCGCCAATCTCGACATGGCCATGTCCATCCTCATGCAGGCGCACCGTTTGCTCGAAACTCAGTGGCGCATCGCGCAAGGCATTGCCGCGCAGCAGCAGGTGAAGCAACAGCAAGCGGACGCCGAAAGAGTCAACAGGATTATGAGCATGCCGGCAAGGCGGCAGTGAAAAAGAAACCCATCACCGAAGCAGAACGCCGCGCCAAGGCCGAAGCCGAAGCCGAAAAGAAGCGTGTTCGACTGGCCGCTAAACGCGCCGCGGCCGAACAGAAAGCGCTGCAGCACGCGAAACTCATCTACGAATCGATGTGGCAGCAGTTCTCCGAAGACTGGAAGAAAGGCAAGTCCGTCGCCTATTCGAACCTCCTGTCGAACCTCACCAGATGGGCTTCCGACCTCGTGCCGATCTACATGACCGCCAAGGAACACATGGGACTTATTTCCGAAGCGACCGAACACGCGAAAACTGCCGGTCAGGGACAGCACGAAGATCCCCGGTCGCTCGTTTCCGCTTGGCTCAGAGGTGAAGACGACCTCAGCAGAATCCCGCTAGAAAAGGCGGTAGCATGAACCGACGTGAACTTTTGAAGTTCTTACCAGTTATCGCAGCGCTCACACCAGCCGCTTTAGAAGCCACAACCAAGGATGGCACAGCAGTTCCGGCGAAAGCCTATGCTCTCGAAGAAGGACCGTGGTATTTGTTCGTTGTGAATGGCGTGCAGTGTGACACAGAAAACTTCGCTGAGGCATTCAGAGGAAGCAAGATACGCGGAAGTATCCTTGCCGCTCCGGATGGAAACATTGAAAATTTCTGCCGCATCTACAAACTGGAAGAATGACCGCCAAAGACAACCCCGACTTCGGTAAGATTCCCGAGTGCGAGCACTGCGGAGAGCCCATGAGGTTGAACGCCGCTGTTAGCGGACCGGTGCTCAAGCAATACATTTGTGCTTGCGACGGCGAAATTCATTTTGTTAACGTCCACAAAGGTCAGCGCGGGAGAGAGGACCGAACCTGATGGCCGCCATGGTCGAAGCCCCCTTTCTGGTGGGCATGGAAAAGAAGTCCGAACCTCTCCGCGGGCCGTCGCCGGCGGAAATGAAAGTCTCCCGGCAACTGGATACCCTGCAAAGAATGGCCGACCAGGAGCGCGACCAGCGCTGGGGACCGAATTGGGTCGCGGAGATGAAAGACTTCTACGAACTCAATTACTACCCTTCTACGGCCACGCCTTCCTACCGCCCGCGCATCGTGCTACCGGAACTCCAGTACCTCTTGATGTCGGAGTCGACGGACCTGACCAACGACTCCCCGAAGTGCTACATCTCGGTGAACGGTAAGCGCGACGAACCGCGCGAGAACGCCTTCGCGGCCTCCTGGAAGCAGGGACTCTTCAATAACCGCATCTTCGACGCCGTGTTCTGGTCGCAGTTCGCGAATCCCGCCTGGCTGCACATGGGCTTCGACGGCAATACCCGCAACGGCAAAGGCTCCGTATGGCTGAGAGCTCGCGACCCGGAGACGGTCCATCCCGACCCACACGCCAAGAACGACCGCGACTGGTCTTTTGTGCTGTTCGATGACTGGTTCTACGTTGATGAAGTGAAGCGCCGCTGGCCCGAGCAAGGACACCGTGTCCGCGTCGGCGCCGGCTACGACGACTACCAGGATTATGCCGAAAGCGGCAGCCATTTCGACCTTTCCATGGACCTGCCTCCCGGTCCGCTCCGCGTAGATGCTCCGGAAGGATTCGAGCATCAAAGGAACGGTCCCAGAGTCCGTGTGCGCTATGCCTTCGTCAAGGACTACGCTCGCGACTCCATTCGCGAGATTGCCGGCGAGAAGACGGCGCAGGGCTTTGAACTGGTCATCAAGCCCATGGCCAAGTGGAGTTACCCGGGCGGAAGGTTCATCGCCGAATGCAACGGCATTATCCTTGCCGATGGCCCCAACTGGACGCCGCGTCTTCCCGAAGACGACTTCGGAACCTTTCCACTTTTTGGCGTGTGGTCCATGCCGCACCCATCGAGCATTTACGGCCCGCCTCCGGTGCGCTACGGCAAAGGTCCCCAGGACATTGCCGAACGCATGTACACGCAACTGATTGAAAACATGATTCGCACGAACAATGTGCAGTGCTGGATCCCCCGTGATTCGAATATCGACATCGACGCCTACGGCGGATTGCCCGGCGAGGTGCAAGTCTACGACGGCGACAAGCCCCCGACGATGACTTCGCCGCCGCAAATTCCGCAGCACATGACGCAAATACCGGAAGTGCTGCTTCAGAAAGTCGCGCGCTACATCGGGTTCACTCCCGAACGCCAGGGGCAGGCCGGCGACGGCAACATCTCGCCGGAACTCTTCGACGCCAGCCTCTTCCAGTCGCAGAGCCTTCTGAGGATGAAGGCGCGCCTGCTCGCGGAAACTTACCAGCGCGTCACGCAGATGGCCTTTTACATGATGGCCCGCTTCAAGGTCGTCGAAGACCGGCTCAAGCCGGCGCGTAGCGATACCGACAAGGGCTGTACCTGGACGCCGCTGCCGGGAAGCGCGGAGTGCGACCTGGAACTAGATGAAACTTCGATCGACGCCATGTCTTCGGCGATCATGCGGAAACTGGTTCCTGCGCTCGCCAAGATGAACATGATTCCTGCGAAGTTTGCTCTCGAAACTTTGGGCGTGCCGCATGCGGAAGAAATGGCCGCAGAAGCAACACGACAACTGGAGCTCGCCGCATTGGCGAAACTGAAGAGACCTCGCTAGATGGAAACGCAAGTCGAAGACGGTAGGAAACTCACGGTCAGTGAGGCCGCACAGTACTTTCACAAGACCGAGCGGCGTATCCAGCAATGGTGCAAGGACGGCTACTTGATCGCCTTTAATTATGCGGTAATCCGCGAATCCTGCGGGCGCTGGACCATCGTGATTCCCTCCGAATAAGTTGGGCAACCGAAAATCGCTCCGTTGACAGGCTCCTCGCAGGCGTCCCACTCTCTCACCGTGCATGCCAACCTACGAAATCATCAAGATCAAGGAACAGACTCATCCGCAGGATTACTCGCGGATTTTTTTGTGCCAGATCGCGGTCGACGGGAAACCCTGCGTCCCTTTCTACAGTCACGCGATTCAGCGTCAAGAACTTGGTGAAGAGGCTTGGCTGAAATCTTTGTTTGAGAACGCGGAAATGCTGGTGAGGGATTACGGTCCGGCACCCGCAGTGTATTAGGAGAAAGCGAAATGGCCCGCACACCGAAGCGCAAAGTGATTCACGGAAAATCGCGCCATACTTTGCACAACCTCCACCAGACGCACAATCTCCGGAAAGCCAAGCGCAAGTCCGGGAGGCATTAATGGCCAAAAAGAAAAGCGGTCGGTCGAAGCGCATCAAGCAGTCCAAGCGCGGCGTCAGATATTAAGAGTTTGTTGGCGGCCCGGGGGACTCCCTGAGTTTTTTCAGGTGCCCGGGCAGAAAGGAGAGTCTATGGCACGTAGGCGCAGAGGACGTCACAGCAAGCGCAAGTAGCAATACGGGCGCTGCGGAACGAATCAAGGCAGATGTGAGGGGCGGCATACCAAAGGCCGCCCTTCCATGCTCTCAAAGAGAAGGACCAAGATGGCGCGCATCGACGAAACGCAGATCAATCACAATCGCCGCATCTGTCAGGACGATGTGCTCGACAGCCCCCTAAATACGGTGATGGAAGATACCGATGCGGATTTTCCAGAATTCTGTTTCGACCGGGTTCCCGGCGACCGGGTCGGACTTCTCCCCCCGAACGAAAAGAAACGCAATAAGCAATAGGAGGACAGATGGCAAAAGAAGGAATTAAGGACTTTTTTACAAATTTCGATAGCCCATACCAGACGCAGCCGCCCAAGGGTTCCGCCGAAGGTCCGATTGACTACGGCAAAATAACCAACATTCCGCCAACCGCCGCCGACCCCATGGGCGTTATGCCGACGGAAGCCAAGCAGCACAACATTGGCCCGAAAGATTCTCTCGGACACTGATCAATGGCCACGGCACCCAACCCGATGCTGGCAGGTGGAGGCGGAGGAGGTCCGCAGAATCCCATGCTCGCCACCATCATGGGTGCGCTGCAGAACAAAACTTCGAATCCAGGCCAGAAGTTTTCCGAGCAAGCGGCGGACCTGCAAGGGGCCGACCCCACCATGGTCCTCCGCCAGCTCGAAGATGTGAACAAGATCCTCGGGGTGCTGTTCGTAAAAACGTTCGAGACGCTTCCAAACCTCGCCAATCAGATTTCAGCGACTATGAAGCAGTTGAGCCGGGCGCTCAAGGAAGCGCAACAAGGGAGCAGTGTTTCCGAAGTGGTAGGAAAGGGCGAAGCCGGTGGGCCGCCGCCAATCAAGTTTAGCCCAGCGATGGGAGGCGAAAATTCTTCGCCGGGTATGTCAGTAGGAGCGCCGTAGGAGACGAGAGATGAGTGCCGACGCCATAAAAAAGTTCTTAGAAAACGCCACGCAGTTCCCGGATAACACGCCCATCAAGATCGGCGACACGGAAGTGCCTCTAGGTTCCCTGCGAGCCTTGAACGCCAGCGAGCGCACGCAACTGGCCGACAAGATGAAAGAGATCGAGACGCAGAAGGCCGAGTTAAACGACCGGCAACAGAAAATCGTTACGCTGGCGACCAAGGCGCAAGCCGCCTATGACGCGGCCGAAGAAGCCCGCCGAACTGCCGGCGCCGCTCCGGCAGTAAAGCCGGGTGACGACCCGTTTGCCGACCCTTGGCTTGCGCCGGTCAAGAAAGAACTGGAAGCGCGCGACGCGGTCATCAAAGGTTTGACCGACCAACTGAAACAGACGCTTACGACCGTTGGTCAGGCCGCCACCATTTTCGCCGAAGACCGCTGGGACCGGGAGTTTTCCGCGATCGACTTCGGCAAGCGCGAGAAGAAGCCCACTCGCGACGAACTGTTGAAGTTTGCGACGGATAACAATCTCGTCGACCGCCACAAGTTTCCTTCCATTCGCGCCGCTTGGGAAAAGATGAGCGAAGCGGACAGGATCAAGGAAATCGAAGAGAAGGCGCGCGAACAGGGCCGCGAGGAAGGCCGTCAGCAGCTTCTCGCTTCCCGCATCCCGCCTCCGGGCGTTCCCGGGCCGGGCCAGGCGCCCACGCTCCCCAAACCGAATCCGAACGGCGCAGACCTGGGCGACCTGTACGCGGACGCCATCAAGGATCCCGAATTGCGAGCCTTGCTCGAGCAGTTGCCTCAGGGCATGGCTTAGTTGGGCATAGTACAATAAGGGGACCGCGTGGAGGCGGTTCCGATGCCAAGAAAGCCGAGAGACAGGAAGAAAGAGTCAAGAACGTATTACTTGGCAAACAAAGAGGTAATCATCAAGCGCGTCACTGATAGATACGCAGAAAAGCGAGAAGAAATTCTCTCCAAGAACAGAAAAGATTACGCGGAGAACAAAGAAGAGTTTATGGCCAAGATGAACGCATACCGGGACAAGGTTGGCAAGGCTACGGTACTTGCGTGGGCTCGCAAGGGCAATCAGACTTATAAACAAAAACTGAAAGCGGAGGTAATTGCGGCATATGGCGGTGCGTGCCAGTGTTGCGGAGAAACGATTCCTGAATTTCTTTCCGCTGAACATGTCGGTAGATGGGGTGCGCGCCATCGCAGGGAAGAGGGTTGGAAAGCGCGCGGTGCCAGTCTGTACATGAGAATCAAGCAACTCGGTTTCCCGAAAGACAAATTCGGCGTGCTGTGCATGAATTGCCAGATGGCGACAAAAGATGGCAAGCCGTGCCCACACACGAAGGTTGACGTGCAGAGCGCACTCATGGGAGTCGCCTGCTAATTTAGGAGAGTCACATGGCTTTTGTGGCAGGTACCGCTATAAATCAACCGTCGGCATTCTTAGTAAACACCTTGAGTGCTATTTCTCAAAAGCTTATTTACCCAAAAGTTGGCGACTTAGTATTTTCACCGTCTCCCACGTTTTCCTTCTTGAATCAGTACGCCAAGAAGTATAACGCCGGGGCGGAAATCGTCTATCCCTTGCTGAACACCAAGATCACCACCAGGGGCTCCTATTGGGGTGACCAACTACTCCCGACTTCGGCGATGGACGCCATCGTTCCGGCCGACCAGGTGTGGCGCGGCTATTTCCAGGCCGTAACGCTGCCAGTCATGGATATCGTAATCGGGCGCGGCGGTCCCGTCGGTCTCGACTTGGTGAAGACTTACGTGCAGGCCGCGGCCGGCTCCATGCTTGACATGCTGGCCGAAGCGGTGGCCGGTAATTCCCCGTTCAACTCCGCAACGGACATCGACAGCATCAACTCCTGGGTGCTGCAGACCACCAACACGATTGCCGGCATCAACCGCACCACGGCGACGTACTGGCAGCCGCAAGCGAACCAAGCGGTCGGCGGACACTTGACCGCGACGAAACTCTTGCCAGCATACTTTCTCGCGACTTACGGCTACGATGAGCCGAATCTGCTGATTCTGAACAACACGGATTTTGCGAACTTCGAACTGGCCTTCACGTTCAACTCCTCTGCTGCGGCTTCGACCACCATCATCCGCGCGACCGACAACTTCGCGGATACCGCGCCGGTGCAAACGTCGCTCCGTTACCACATGCGTTTCAAGAATGCCGTGGTACTGGCCGACCAGCACTTCGCGCAAGGAACCGGCTATTTGCTGAATACCAAGTACATCTGGATGATCTACAACCTGGGCAGTTACTTCCGCATGACCCCATGGATCATGCCCTCGAACCAGGATGTCATCACCGCGCGAATTCACCTGATCTGCCAGTTGGGTTGCAACCGGCCGATCGGACAAGTGGCCCTCACGACCTTGAGCTAAGGAGAAACGACCGTGGCTTTCAACAAGAGACTAGATTCGATCTTCCCGGGAATGGGACAGCCTCTCCGGAATGATGCGCTATTTGTGCGCACCGGTGTGGTCATCACCACCGCCGGTAACCCCAATGCCACGGTTATCCCAGCCGCTGGTGTCCTTGCGCCCACTACTTCAGCCGGGAGGGTGCGCATCAAGATTTATAACCAAACGGTGGCTACTTCGCTGGTCAGCCTAGTCGCAACCGCGAGTGACGGAACCAACATCGTGCTAATTCCTCAAGGTACTTTGAGTCTAGCGGCGGCGTTTGCCATCGATGCCACCCACTGGCTGGATTTTGAATTCGAATACATCGTTGACGTGGCTGGTTCCGGTGCTGGCGGCGGTGCCAGCGGTCAACTTTCGAGCGTAGTTGGCGGTGCGACGACGATTACCGTTAGCCCCACCTTGAGCGGTGCGGGCGGTTCGGCGAGCATGGACGTGGAGCTCGCTCCGCTGATATAAAAGGGTCTGTTTCAAGGGTGCGGCGAAGGCCGGAGCCGGGTTATTTTCCGGCTTCGGCCATTTTTATTGGTGAACGATGCAATTGCAGCAGAAGACGCTCAACAGCAGGAGCAAGAAAATGAAAGAGCAGGCGGTACGTTTGCGCCCAGATGAAAAGCCAGAAGCCAGCGAGACAGCCAGATACCGCGGCTCGTCCATCAAGCTCTCTACGCGCGGACCCGGTAAACAGCACCACCGCAAAGGCAAGAGGAAGTCCCGGAGGTCCTAGTGAGTCTGGTCGGGGATGCGATTATTGCCGCGAGACAAGTTGTCCCGGATTTACCGCAAGTTTTGCCCGCCACATCCGCGACAGTGGCCGTAGTTGCCGCTATCGGTTCTACGCTGCCAGCGGGGACATACGCTTGCGTAGTCACCCAAAGAAATCCGTGGGGTGAGACCATCGCTTCCGGTGAAACCACCGGTCTGGTTGTCGGTGCAGCTCAGGGCATTCAAATAACTTCACCTTTGCAGCCCGGCGCCACGACCATTCGCGCCTACCTGACCTTGCCAGGAGGAGCTGCTGGCACAGAACAGCAATTCATCGAGTCCACCGTATCTCCATTTACTATTTCTACCCCGCTGCCATCGAGCGGAGTGCCACCAGTACTCTCTCGCGCTTGGCTGCCGGATACCGATGGCAACATGATTTCCGCCACCGCGATTTACGGCTGGGTTAACGATGGACTGAAGATCATCTCGCAGGAAACTGGAGGATTGCTCGACTACTGCGGTGTGCCGAGCGTTCTCGGCCAACTTCTTTACTTATTGCCAGGAACCTGGAAAGAAATTACG